GCAAGAATGCAGCTAATCCGTAATGAGCTAATGAACATCCTTGGCACTTACGCTATTCCAAAGCACCTAGAAGATGAGAAACGAGCGCAGGCAGAGGTAGAGGGTATCTGTCGCCTGATTAACCAGAAGTTCCCTAACGACACAAATGAGGATCACATTCGCGGCACAATGGATCGCGCAATGCTGAAACTGAAAGAGGCGCACAAGTCACGCTCTTGGCCTACATCAGCAGAAATCAGCGCAGCAGTTTCTAAGTCTATGACATCTGCATCCACACGCTCAGTAAGCAGCGGCCCGTGGAAGCCTGACACCCTACAGCTAAACGCAAAGCGTATCATCGCAGGCGAACCAGTAGGTGAGATGTATATACGCGGTAAGCTGGCAGACAAGATGGTAGAGATGGGTCTTATCTCAGAGGCACACTTACAGCCGTATCTAGAATACTTGTCAGCGAACAACATACCTGCTAGGGTTGACCCACCTATATCATAGGTTTGCCTCACTGAAACTGCCCCCTCGCGTGATCGCTCCGCAGGGGGTATTTTTTTGCATAGAACTGTGTTACCTTCTTAGCAAGAGCCAGCCTTTCTCCCTCCCTGATGGTTATAGTGTAGCTCCATACACTGGCTCTCCTCACTGGCCCTCTGAGCGCGGTCACGTTCAGGGGGTCTTTTATTTCCCACACAAATGCACTAATATACACAACATATAGACGCACCCACTATGGACGGTACTATGAGTACGAAACAGGAACATTCAAGCAGAGTGCTTATTGGCGGTTCTCGTAAAGGAAAGCCAAACAAAGTAAACAGATTGCTAAAAGATGCCATACTTGATGCGGCCCACCGTGCAGGTCAGCATATCGTAGATGAAAGATACGCAAATAGAAAAGACGTTGACCCTCGCTTTATAGAAGCAGCAAAGAAAGAGGGCATGACTGAATACCTACAGTTCCAGGCAGAACAAAACCCAACAGCCTTTCTATCTCTTATGGGTAAGGTATTACCGATGCAGGTTAAAGCAGAAATAGAGGGTGAAGTGCAGCATGTGGTAGAGCTTGTATGGAAAACCTAGTCAAGGTTAAGCTAGAAATAGATTACAAGCCACGCGATCAAATCAGAGCATTCCACGACAGGACAGAACGCTTTGCAATTATCGTAGCGCACAGACGCTTTGGTAAAACCGTAGCAGCTATTAACGATTTGATCCGCTCTTGCTTTGTGATAGATCGTCCTAACGTTAGGGTAGCCTATATTGCTCCATATCTTTCCCAAGCTAAAGCAGTTGCGTGGGATTATGCATTGGAGTTCACCAGAGATATTCCAGAGATAAAGGTCAACCACAGTGAATTGCGCATAGACTTCCTGAATGGTTCGCGGTTCCGTTTGTTCGGTGCAGATAACTACAACGCAATGCGTGGTTTGTACTTTGATGCAGTGGTGCTTGATGAGATGGCAGATTTCCCTGCGTCAGCTTGGTCAAATGTTATCCGTCCCGCATTGGCAGATAGACGCGGCTCTGCTACCTTTATTTCAACGCCTAAAGGTAAGAACGAGTTCTGGGAACTGTGGCATGAAGCACAAGACGATCCTAACTGGTTCACCGCAATGCTCAAAGCATCAGATACGTCAATATTGGATCAAGAAGAACTTGATGAGGCAAGACGTACAATGGGCGATGACCGCTACGAGCAAGAATTTGAGTGCAGCTTTGAGGCGGCAATCCAAGGGGCTTTTTACGCAAAAGAAATGAAAGAGGCCACAGAGGATGGGCGCATTACCCGTGTGCCGTATGATCGCGCTGCATCTGTTATCACGGCATGGGACTTGGGCATAGGCGACAGTACAGCAATATGGTTTGCTCAGTTCGTAGGCCAAGAAATCAGGATTATAGATTATTACGAAAGCAGCGGAGTAGGATTAGATCACTATGCAAAAGTTCTTTTGGACAAAGAATATCACTACGAGCAACACATTCTGCCGCATGATGTCCAAGTCAAGGAACTGGGAACAGGGAAAAGCAGGCTTGAAACGCTTGACGCGCTGGGCATACGGAACATTGAGATTGCGCCGAAACTAGCGGTAGAGGATGGCATACAGGCTGCGCGTACCATGATCCCCAAGTGTTGGTTTGATGCTGATAACTGCACTAGAGGCGTAGAGGCTCTGAGGCAATATCGCAGAGACTTTGATGAAAAGCTGAAGACTTGGCGGGGCAGACCGCTACACGATTGGACATCACACGGCGCGGATGCTTTCAGGTATCTTGCGGTAGGTTACAGGTCGCAAAGCGATTGGGGTGAGCCAATCAGAAGGAATTTGCGCGGCATAGCCTAGTGTGGTAAGGTGCAGCTAACGTAGGAGTTGCCCATGCCCAAAAAAGGTTTGTATTCCAACATTCACAATAAACAGAAGCGGATTAAGGCTGGTTCTGGCGAGAAGATGCGCAAGGTTGGGTCTAAAGGTGCGCCAACAGCGGCGGCATTCAAAGCAGCCGCAAAGACAACCAAGAAAAAGAAAGCGAAGAAGTAATGCAATGTCCAAACACTGGTAATGCTTGTCCCAATCCAGCTATGTGCAAAAACGGCTGTATCTATGATAAACTGAAAGGCAAGAAATAATGGCTTGCGGATACAAAAAGAAGGGCCGCAAAGGCGGTAAGAAAAAATAATGGGTATTCTTGACGATCTATCAATGGGTCTGGGGTTGAAAGACCGTGATGCCAGCTATTACAACCGCACTGCAAAGACGATAGGCAGAACGCAAGGTGCAGATGCCCAACAGCGTTATATGCGCTCCAGTGGCTACGGTAGACCGCAAGCGGGTCTTTTGTCGTTTATGGGTGGCGGTAATAAGCAAGGCGGTGGCTTTGGCAACAGAGTTGCAAATGTGTTTGGATACCGTGATATGACGGACATGGGTGATGGCGGTGGACGTTATGCATCAGGTGGCATGTATCGTGGCGGTGGAATGTACAGCGGTTTAGCTAATATTGGCGCAGCGCTGTCAGGCGAGGGTTTAGATGATTTCTCTTTTGCCCCAGAAGTAGATCAATTAATAAATGATACTTATGGTGAATATGACGGGCTAAAAGCAGCGGATTACTTCAAGGCCAAAAAACCCAAGATGTACCAGATGCTAGGTCAGAACATCATCAAGCAAAACTTTCGGGGTGGTTTCTACTAATGCCAAAAGACCCTAGACTAGCCCGTGCGGGTGTCAGCGGCTACAACAAGCCAAAGCGTACACCCGATCACAAAACCAAGTCACACGTTGTTGTGGCGAAAGAAGGCGACAAGGTTAAGACCATCCGCTTTGGGCAGCAGGGTAAGACAGGCGATAAGACAATGACAAAACGTGCCAAATCATTTAAAGCAAGACATGCTAAGAACATTGCCAAGGGCAAGATGAGCGGGGCATATTGGGCTAACAAGGTTAAGTGGTAATGGCAGGTCGTGGTGCAAGACAAGCAGCAGCATTTGCAAGAAATCTACTAGACTTCCTGTTGCAATCTGACGATATACCCGCGAAGACGGATGCTCAACAGATGGCAAAGCGTATTTTGCAGCTACGGGAGCAAGGCAGAGCTAACGAAGTCACGGAAGAAATGATGGCTGCGGCAGACCCACAGACGATGGCTGCATACACGCCACTAGATATGTCAACAGAAGCAAGAATGGAACGTGCTGGTCTGTTAGGATTTAGACCAGAAGAACGATCTATTCACGGTGCAATGGACAATCCAGAGCGTTTCACTTTTGATAGCGACATCACGCCTGTATATACGTCAGATAACCCTGCAATCGCCAATACATACACAGCAGGCGAAGATAGCGCGATGTTTGACTTGTTGGTAAAGCAAGGCGCAAGTGACAATATTTCAGATCAAATTAACAATCTGCGCCAAAAGGCTTTAGATGTAGACGTACAAGGTGCGTCATATGCTGCGATTAGTCCTGATTTTAAGGACAAAGCATCAGGGAACACATTGCAGAACTTCTTTGATGTGTATTTGTATCCTGAAAGTCGTGGTGAAAGTGTGCAGCACATGATTGATGGTGAGACTGTGGTTGGGCCAGTAACTTCAACAGATCAGATTGCATACGCTATGCGTGACGAAGGTATACCTCATGCACGAATAGAAAACGTATTGGATCGTGGCCCTTATAGCCCAAGAGCGCACCCAATTGGTGGCTTTGGCAGAAGTAGAAGTTTTGAAGAATACAAAGAAACAGACGCAGCAAACAGGGCGTGGGAGCGATCTATGCAAGATGCATCCCGAAAGCCCTCTACAGATCAGATAACTTTTGACGAAGGCGGCAGGCTGAGATCACGGTTTGCGCGATTTGATCCAGAATTTTCCCATCTTAAAAACCTGTCAGCAGCAGCAGTACCCGCAAGCGTTGGACTAGCTCAAATGTTGCAAGGTGGCGATGTCACAAAAGATGACATAGAAGAATACTTGAAAAGCGTAGGTGCGCTATGAACCTGATAGAGTTTCTGCAAGACTATGGGCGCACGATGTTAGAGCGTGATTTAGAGCGCAGGGATCGTGGCTTTGCAAGTAGAGCTAGAACAGATGCCCTTAACACATTAGACGAAATAGGTGGGCTAGGCAGAGATGGCCCAGCTTATATCAAGTACAATCCGCTAGTAGGTGTTCTGCGCGGGGTGGCTGCATTACCTTCTTTGCTTCAAGCAGGTACAGCAACAGGCGTAGATACGGTGCAAAATGTTGCCGAAGATTTGGGCATGTCGCGCAATTCCAGTGATCGGCTGGCGCGTGATTTGATGGCATTAACAAATGAACTGCCTTTTACAGAGGTAGCACCATTCGCTGGTCTGATAGATCGGGCAACAGAATTTGGTGCTATGACAAAACGTGCAAGACCATACTTGTTGGGTGAAACTTTAGAAACAGACCCAGATGTAAATATGCTAGGCCGTGAGGGAAAACCGCCTGCTGTTGCGATGGAAGGTGAACGCTTTTCTTCACGCGATATTCTGCCAATTAAAGTAGCAGAGGAAAAGTATTTAAACGATCAGGGCATAGATATACCTGATTTCCTAGCCTATCCAGATCAGGACATTGAACGTGCAAAGCTGATTGCAGCAGCGTATGAGCGCATGGAAAACGCACCTGATGATCCAAAAGTACGCGCAGCGTATGAGGCATTGATTGAGGAAACTCTAGGTCAATACAATGCTTTGAAAGATAGTGGCATAAACTTCAGTTTTTTACAGGGTGACATGCCTGATCCTTACGCAGAAACCCCAGCGTTAGGTTACAAAGATATTGTTGAAAATCGCAACTTAACTGTGTTTCCCACAGACTTTGGGTATGGTACAAATCCTGACTTTGATGCGTCAGCTAATCCATTGCTCACGCCAGTTGGTCTGATAGGAGATAAACCTGATGCAGTCGCAAACGATGCTTTCCGTGTTGTCCATGATGTTTTTGGTCACATGGGTAGCGGCAACCCTCAATTTAGATCAAAAGGTGAAGAACGGGCTTGGTTGCAGCATAGTAGAATGTTCAGCCCAGAAGCCAGGGGCGCAATGACAACTGAAACGCGCGGTCAAAATAGTTGGGTAAACTTTGGCCCGTTTGCTGAACGTAATGCAGCAGCATCAGGTGCAGATACGGTTTATGCAGATCAGAAAGTTGGCCTAATGCCTGATTGGACATCTGACCCAGAAGGAATGCCAGATGGGATTGAGCGCAGGCAGCTAGAAGACATTATCAAAAGCTGGGGTCAATAATGGCGCAGGGTTTAAGAAATGCAGCAAAAATAGCCAGAGGATTGCTAGACTTGTTTCATTACTCAGATGAACCAAGAGAAATTATTAATCCAGCATTGCAGCTAACAAATCAAAATATTAGAGGCGCAGAACGTGATTTATCGTATGGCACACGCCTAACGCCTTTCAGGGAAGAACCAGAGTTTATCTATAAACCGTACCCAGAACAATCGTATTGGGGTTCTAGCGATTATAGTCCAGAGCGCGGTTTAGGTGAATTTGTGCATACAACGCGCCAACCAGAAGAAGGTTTCTATGACGTTTCGGAAGATTTAGAAAAGCTATACTTGCTTGCACGGGAAGAAGTCATGGACTTAGCTTCTAAGTACGATAAGAAGCTAGACCCACAAGAAGTTCACAGATTAGCGCAGGGACGCGCTATGAGCATGGCTAAAGACATGGGTTACTTGGGTCTTAGCAATAGAAAATATCGCCCAGAGGTGTATACTCAATTTAATCCTGTAGTGCCTGAACAGGTTGGGCCATCACGGGATCAGTTGATGAACCTGATGGATTATCTAAGGAGAGTGGGCAGTGAATGAATATGAAATAGAAACAGACGATTTTGGTTTAGCGTTTATGAAAGCGCATGATCAATTTATTGTGGAAGTGCTTGAAGAATTGCCCAGTGAAACTATGGCGAAGCACTATCGCGTAAAAGTTCAGGAGATTGTAGACAATGGCAATAACAAGTTACACTGAGCTAAAAACATCTATAGCTAACTGGCTAAACAGGGATGATCTAACATCGGTTATACCTGATTTCATTAGCTTGGCAGAAGCAGATATGGAGCGCAAAGTACGCCACTGGCGCATGGAGCAACGCTCTACAGCATCTCTTGACGCTAGATATACCCAGTTACCGCAAGGCTTCTTAGAGGCGGTACGTTTTCACTTAGACGTAGATGAGCGCCCGATTGAGTTGCTTACACCGTTGGCATTGCAGCAGCGCAGAGAAGGTAACGCGGATGCAGGTGGTAAGCCTCAATTTTACGGCATAACGGGGGGTCAAATAGAATTGTGGCCTACTCCAGATGCATCATACACTGGTGAGCTTTACTACTACGCAAGAATAACGCCATTGAGCGACAGCGCTACATCTAATTGGGTTTTGCAATACTTTCCTGATGCGTATTTGTATGGCGCTTTAATGCACTCAGCGCCTTATCTTGTAGAGGATCAACGCGCGGGATTATGGTCATCGTTGTACCAAAGTGCAATTGATGGTATAAATGCAAACAACGACAAAGCTAAATTTGGCGGCTCTGGGCTGCGTATGCAGGTCAACACATACTAGGAGAAACACATGGCAACTATATCAGATTATGTATTGGATGCAGCGCTGTCTAAGTTAGACACAGAAGCCAATCGCATAGACATTACGTCACAGGAAGTAACGAGCTACACAGAGGCGACTAGCACATATACGCTAGGCAATAGCACCTCAGTTGCATTTGGCGCACCGCAAGACGGTGACACGTCAGGACGCAAGACAACATGCGCAGCGATTACGGATGGCAGCGTTACTGGGTCTGGCACGGCAACGCA